TAACCATACTTACTGCTACGGATGCCTGACTTATGTTGCAGGCGATGGAGAAGTAGTTAAAGGAAAGAAAGAATCAAGACCTATGTTAGAAATTAAAGGTGAAGTAAAGTCAATTAGCGAACGAGGAATCACTCGTGATACTTGTCAGCACTTCGGTGTGACGCAAGACACTACAACGCAATACTATCCTTATGCGAATGAAGACGGCGTTATCGTAGCGACTAAGAATCGTATTGTTGAAGGGAAGATGTTTGGTATCACAGGACAATGGAAAGACACTACACTGTTCGGTCAGCAGTTGTTCGCTAAAGGTGGTAAGACAGTAACGATTCACGAAGGTGAACTAGACGCTCTCGCAGGCTTTCAGATGAGTGGTAGCAAGTACGCTAACGTCTCAGTACGTAACGGTGCTCAAGCAGCCTTAAAGGATGTTAAACAGGCTTATGAGTGGTTATCTTCATTCGAGAGTATCTACATCTGCTTTGATGCTGATGAGGCAGGACAGAAAGCAGCCAACGAAGTAGCAGAGATTCTTGGTAGTAAGTGCAAAATAGTGAAGCATGTCTCAGGCTTTAAAGATGCGTGTGATTATCTTGCAGTAGGCAAAGGAGCAGAGTATGTCAAACAATGGTGGGCAGCAGAGCAGTGGACACCTGATGGAATCATCGCAGGCTCTACGCTATGGGACGAAGTTAATAAACCTGTGGAGAAATCATCTGCACTCTATCCATGGGCAGGAGTCAATGAACTCACCTACGGCATTCGTCCAGGAGAACTCATCACAGTCTGTGCAGGCTCAGGACTAGGTAAGTCTCAATTCTTACGAGAGATTCTATGGCACTTAATTCAATCTTCAGAAGGTAACATCGGATTGATGTTTATGGAGGAGTCAGTACGTAAGACTGCTCGTGGTATAATGTCGCTCCATCTGAATAAACCACTACACCTACCTGACACACTCGTCAGCCCTGAGGAGTTAAAGAATGCTTTTGATACAACACTTGGCACTGATAGGCTTTTCTTTTGGGATAACTTTGGTTCTACTGATATCGACAATGTGGTCAATCGTATACGCTATTTCGCCAAAGCAGCAGACTGCAAGTACGTCTTTCTTGACCATATTAGCATGGTTGTATCCTCTCAGTCTAATGGTGATGAGCGTAAAGCTATCGATGAACTTATGACTAAGCTTCGTATGCTTGTGCAAGAAACAGGTATTAGTTTGATTGCAGTATCACACCTGAAAAGACCTGAATCAAAAGGACATGAGGAAGGTGCTGCAACATCCTTATCACAGTTGCGTGGCTCTGCATCGATTGCTCAGCTATCTGACATTGTCATTGGCTTAGTTCGTAATGCTCAGCATGAAGACCCGATGGAACGTAATACTACGAGGGTTAGTATTCTAAAGAATCGCTTCAGTGGGTTAACCAGTCCTCACTGTGCAAGCTTGCTCTACAACAAAGACACTGGTCGGATGTTAGAGATTCAGGAGACACTATGAAGCTATATGAATTGAGTAAAGGTGATTGGTTTAAAATCACTGATGAAGAATTGAGAGTACCTCCAGCACATGATGATGTAGACCTTGATGAGGCATATTGGTTTGGACACGTTGATGGAATGTATAGTTACTGCAAAGATAAAGACGGACAGTTATGTCACTTTGCGGCTTGGACAGAAGTGGAGAAGGTATGAAAGTAAAGCTACACATAACACACTGGCACAGAGGGGGTGTGTTTCATTGGGGCGACTTACGATTTAATAGTGGCGACCCATATACTAGCTACCGAATTGGCCCACTACTAATACAGGTGAGAAAATGAACGCAAATGAACTAGCCGAGGCAATGGAAATCCGTGCATCAATTCGCAGGCAGGCAACAAGCCGTAAAAGCGTACAAGAAAACGCTAACGATAGACTTGCTGACCAATTAGAACAAGCCGCCACCATGCTACGCCAGCAACAAGCTGATTTGGATATTGCATTGAGTTATATGAAGCAATATGAATTACAAATTAAACAATTACAGGTGGCATACGAACAAGAGCAATATCGTAGTAAACAATGGCAAGAACGATTTGAATCAGGAAGATTAACATGAACGCAAACGAACTAGCTGAAATAATCCAGCACCTTGAAAACGCAAAGTATGTTGGTGCAAGTAAAGCCGCCACCATGCTACGCCAGCAACAAGCTGAAATAAAAGAATTGAAACAACAGGTGGCATTTTTAGAGGACTGGCGTGATACATGGTCACCTACTATTAAGCAGTTGATGAATATTAATGTAAAGGCACAAGAAAAATGAACAATGAACCAGTAGCGTGGGCAGTATGGGAAGGAAACCCGCATGATGTATTTCTTTATAAAGAAGAAGCAGATGAACTGTGCCGTCTTAAAGGTGGTGATGCTAAATCTGTACCACTTTACACCCATCCAGCAAAAGAACTACACCTATCACTTCAAAAAAGTAAAGAAACAGGTGAACTACTAGCTGTTACTTATACAGATGATGAGCATAGGATTGTGGAAGTGTTATGGAAAAAACCACCAGCAAAGACACTAACAAATGCTGTAGTAAACGAATTGTGGGCAGAATCACAGGAAGATGGTATTGCTATGCAACAGGGTTTTACTACACAACAACATTATTTTGCTTATCTAATACTAAGAAAGGCAAAATGATACCTGCTATGCGTAATGCGAATGCTTCTCATGTAGACTTTGGCTTCCTGCGTGGAATGATACCGACTAACCCTAGCTTCATGCCGTCTAACATCGATATGATTATTGAACGTAGAGGTGAGTTTATCTTCGGTGAATGGAAGCGTGAAGGTGAGAAGATGACGGTAGGGCAGAGGATTCTTCTCTTAGCCTTATCTAAGATGCACACAGTCCTGCTCATCACAGGTTATGTAGATGACGAGGCTCATGTGTCAAAGGTGCAAGTTGTTACATGTAACGGTAAGCTAAACTTGATTGGTAATAGCAAAGAAGATTTGATTCAGTATTTACAAGATTGGTATGATGCAGTTGAAAGGAACAAAATATGAGAAGAGATGGAGGCAAAGGTGATAAACCTAGACCAGTGGAAGATAGGAAGAAGTTTGAGGAGAATTGGGATACTATTTTTAAGAAGAAAGAGAAGCCTACTCCTACTCCTCCTAAGTAGTTTAGTTGTGTGGGTTGTTATTATACATAGAGACGTGCTGTATAATAGCCAGGTAGGAGACCCAAGATGCTTTGAGACTTTCCAGTATGAGGCATTCTACTCTGTGAATCATGGAATAGAATATTGTTTTTATCGTAAGAGAGAATATCCCTACTCAATTAAGGGTGGGGTCATAGGAGTTAAGACATGAAGATAATTACTAGCGTATTTTTGTTTTGTCTAGTAACACTAGCACAAGCACAAACTAGTACCACTATTGTTATGCCTGATGGTACAATGATGGTATGCACTACTTTTGGAACAATCGTAACCTGCACAAACATTTAATGAAGACTTTAGTTCTCGATATTGAAACGACACTAGACCATAATACAATCTGGTGCTGTGTGACACTACATAGAGAAACTAATGACATCACTGTATGGCGTTCTGCACAAGGCTTAAAGGAATATTTAAACAATGCTACATCTATCATTTTCCATAATGGATTTGCTTTTGATGCTCCTTTGCTTAATCGTTTATGGGGAACACAGATTAGGAAATCCCAATGCCAAGATACTCTTTTGCTTTCTCGTCTTTCTGATTCTTCTAGAGATGGCGGACATAGTTTAGATGCTTGGGGTAAGACACTGGGCTTTGAGAAGATTGACTTCTCAGACTATGATGGTGGTCTTACTGAAGAGATGGTAACGTATTGCATTCGAGACGTGGAGTTGACCTCAAAGGTTTATGACATTTTGTGGCAAGAACTAGACAAGAACAAGATTGGTGATGCAGCTATTCAATTAGAATATGACGTGCAGGTTATTCTTTCGGAGATGGAACGCAATGGATTCAAACTTGACGCACCGTATGCACAGACGTTGCTCTGTGAGATTAAGACCGAGATGGCAGAGATTGAAGAAGCCTTACAGAAAATCTTCCCACCCATTACAACTGAGCGTGTATCTGAGAAGACTGGTAAACGGCTCAAGGATGATGTTGAGGTGTTTAATGTTGGCTCAAGGCAGCAGATATCGAAGCGTCTTATGTCTAAGGGTTGGAAACCTACAAAGACGACTGAAAAGGGACAAATTATCGTTGATGAGACAATCCTTAGTGAGGTATCACTTCCAGAGGCTAAGCCAATCGCTAGGTATTTGACATTACAAAAGAGAGCATCACAGTTAGATTCATGGTTAGAAAAACTAGGAGAGGATGGTAGAGTTCATGGTAAAGTCATTGGTTTTGGTGCTGTTACTGGTAGAGCTACTCACTCTAGCCCTAATATGGCACAAGTCCCTGCGACTAGGGCAGTGTTGGGAACAGAGTTTCGGTCTTGCTGGACGGTTGAAAGCGGAAACGTATTGGTGGGTGTCGACCTTAGCGGTATTGAGCTTCGATGCTTTGCTCATTACCTTAATGATGAGGCATACATAAATGAAACAGTCTACGGTGATGTCCACGAAAGAAATAAGCAAGCTTTCGGGGTTGAGACGAGAGACCTTGCGAAGACTGTCCTTTATGCGACTCTCTACGGAGCATCCCCAACCAAGGTCGGTAAAGTTATTGGTGCTACTCCGAAACAAGGAGCCGACATCATTAATCGTTTCTGTAAAGCAGTACCTGCGTATGGGAAGCTTAAGTCAAAAGTTGAAAGACTTGCTGAGAAAGGAACACTACCTGGGCTTGGTGGTTATCAGCTTAAGGTCAGGTCGGCCCATTCGTCGCTTAACACGTTACTTCAAAGTGCAGGGGCTATCATCAGTAAGCAGTGGCTTGTTCAAATCAAGAAAAACCTTACAGCCAAAAGGATACCGTACAGAATGGTCGCATGGGTCCACGACGAGGTGCAAATCGAAACTCCTATGGAACACGGAGATATGGTAGGAGAAGTGGTCGTTCACTCAGCAGCAGAGGTAGCAGATATATTACAGTTCCGTTGCCCAATCGGGGCTGAATATCATGTTGGTAAAAATTGGGCAGAAGTTCACTAAGGAGAAATGATGGAAAACATTAAATTAGATTTAACAGTTCAGGAAGTAAATGGTATTCTACAGGGACTAGGGCAGTTGCCTTTTGCCCAAGTAGAAGCCTTGATTAACAAGGTTCGTAGTCAAGCACAGGCTCAGTTGGCTGTGGTAACACCAGAAGTGACAGAGCAGTAATTTTGTGGTATAATAGCTAGGCAGTATAAATTTAACTAAATTAAAGGAATCAACATTATGAGTACAGGTAAATCAATCGCAGTACAGGCAGACATTTTCTGGGCATGTACACAAACTCCTAATCCATCATCGGATAAAGAGCAGTACACCATTAACTTGTCTAACTTATCAGATAAGGCTGTAACAGCATTAAAAGAGCTAGGTATTAAAGTTCTCAACAATCCTGAAAAGCGTGAAGCTGAGGGTAATTACATCACTTGTAAGAGCAACTACAAGATTGATGCTTTTGACCAAGATGGTGAATTAGTTGACGGCTCTAAGAAGATTGCTAACGGTAGCAAAGCTACAGCAATCGTATCTTCTTATGAGTGGGAATATCGTGGTAAAAAAGGTGTTAGTCCTTCATTGAAAAAGTTGACAATCACTAATCTGATTGAATACAAAGGTGCTAACGTAGAAGAATTGGACGACGTACTCTAATGATAGACAGCAAGGAATGTACAAAGTGTGGGCATTCCTTGCCCTTATCTTCTTTTTCTAAAGATAAAAAAGCAAAGCATGGTTTATCTTATTATTGCAAAACATGTGCTAATGTTAAGACAAAAGAACAAAGACTTAAAAGGCGTGAAAATCCTGAATACATAAAACAATTTAATGCTAAAATCACAGAAGCTAATAAATTAAATAAAAGAGCTGCTGTAGAATACATGGGTAATAGTTGTTTTGACTGTGGTGGTAGTTTTCCAGATAGTGTTTATGATTTTCATCACTTAGATATGAGTACAAAAGAAATGAATCCTTCTAGGGTTCTTCGTTTAAAAGACAGGACTAAAGTGATGGCAGAGTTAGATAAATGTGTATTACTTTGTGCTAATTGCCACCGTATTCGGCATTTTGAGAAAGATTTATAATGCACGTTTTAATAGATGCGGACGTTGTATGCTATAGAATAGCTTGTTCAACGGAGGAAGAAAATGAAAAAATTGCTATTTCTCGTTGTGCTTATTTTATTGAATCAATGCTTTGGGAAGATTTAGAAAATGTTGAAACATATCAATGTTACCTTACAGGAAAAGACAACTTCAGAAACGAAATTGCCGTTACTGCACCTTATAAAGGTAATCGCAATACCCCTAAGCCTAAGCACCTCCAATTGCTGCGAGACTATCTTGTGTCATCTTGGGATGCAAAAATCTCCGTCGGGCAAGAAGCAGACGATGAGATTTCGATAGAGCATACAGCTAGGAACTATGAAAGCATCATAGCTAGTATTGACAAAGACTTCTTACAGCTTAAAGGCAAACATTGGAACTTTGTTAAGAAAGAAATGACAGAAGTAAACGAGGAAGAAGCACTTTTAAACTTTTATTTACAGGTACTCACAGGTGACAGAGTTGATAACATCATTGGTCTCAAAGGCATCGGCCCTGTTAAGGCTAAACAAAGGCTTGAAGGATGTAAAAGTGCAGCAGAAATGTATACTGCTTGTGTCGAAGCTTACGGTGGCAATGCAGAACGAACAATCGAAAACTGCCAATTGCTATGGCTTAGAAGAGAAAC